AACTGGAAGCCTTGCAGGACGAAGGTTTTGACCTCGACCTGACCGGCTTCGACGCCGACGCGCTGGCCGAACTGCTGGCGGGTGACGAACCCGACAACGAAGGTCAGACCGATGAGGATGCCGTCCCCGACGTCGGCGATGCGCCGGTTTCGCGGCCCGGCGACGTCTGGCATCTCGGCCCGCATCGGCTGCTGTGCGGCGACGCGACCGTGGCCACGAGCTACGAGGCCTTGCTCGATGGCGAGGCCGTGGACATGGTGTTCACCGACCCGCCGTACAACGTGAACTACGCCAACAGCGCGAAGGACAAGATGCGTGGCAAGGATCGCGCAATCCTGAACGACAACCTCGGTGACGGCTTCTACGATTTCCTGCTGGCGGCGCTGACGCCGACGCTGGCGCACAGCCGTGGCGCGATCTACGTGGCGATGTCCTCAAGCGAACTGGACACGCTGCAATCGGCCTTCCGCGCAGCGGGCGGTCACTGGTCGACGTTCATCATCTGGGCGAAGAACACCTTCACGCTGGGCCGCGCCGACTACCAGCGCCAGTACGAGCCGATCCTGTACGGATGGCCGGAAGGCGCGGAGCGCCACTGGTGCGGCGACCGCGATCAGGGCGACGTGTGGCAGATCAAGAAGCCGCAGAAGAACGATCTGCATCCGACGATGAAGCCGGTGGAGCTGGTCGAGCGAGCCATCCGCAATTCGAGCCGCCCGGGTAACGTGGTGCTCGATCCGTTCGGTGGTTCTGGCACAACGTTGATTGCGGCCGAAAAGTCGGGGCGCGTCGCGCGGCTGATCGAACTCGATCCGAAGTACGTGGATGTGATCGTGCGTCGGTGGGAAGAGTTCACCGGGAAGCAGGCCACCCGCGAGGCGGATGGCGCGTTGCTTGATCAGGCGGCGAGCGACTCGTCGACGATCTCGCAGTGAATCACGAAGCCCGTCAGGTAAGGCAGGCCGCGCGGGATGCCGTATTGCTTGCTGGTCTGGCGGCCAATCGTCCAGCCCATCCAGCGTTGGGTGGCTGCGTTGATCGCGTCCGCCAGGGCCTTGCCCTCGTAACGCCCGTTCTGGACGTCGTCGGCAAAGTGGCGTCCGTGGCGGCTGTCGAGGAAGGCCCGAACCGATTCGAGCGGCTGGCTGGTGGCGTCCGAGATGGCGGTCATCGCCAGGGGCCATGCGGCGCTGGCGTGCTCGTTCATCGTGCCCCAAAAGCCCCAGACATCGTTCTGGGTGGCGGGAATTTGCGTGGTGGTGTTCATCTCTGGCTCCTTCGGGTTGATCGTTGCGACACCCGTAGTAGCGCGCTGTTCGATTGAGAAGCCAAGCGCCGCTTGGCCTCTTTCTCGATCTTTCTGATCAGGCGATGCGGTACACCCGCTCGCCGCCCTCCGGCTTGTCCGACACGATGCTCAGGCCCAGCTTCTTCTTGAACGCCCCGGCGAAGGTGCCGCGCACCGTGTGCGCCTGCCAGCCGGTGGCGGCGCAAATCTGGTTAATGGTTGCGCCCTCGGGGCGTTGCAGCATCCGGATCACTTCCGCTTGCTTGCTGTTGTCGCGGGTGCGCGGCTTGGCCCACGTTGCTTCGGCGGCGGTTACGGCGGCTTCCAGTTCGGGATCGCTCGCGGCGGCTGACGCGCCTTCAGCGTTGGCGATGATCTGGTCGAGATTGGCTTCGAATTGACCGATGCCCGTCTTGTTCACGCCGGGACGCGGCATTCCCAGGGCATCGTAGCCCTCGGCGGCGACGAACCAGTCGGTGCCGTCGGTGGTGATCAGGGCACGGTTGAACATCCCGTCGAGCACCTTCTTGCGCGCGCCGCCTTTGATGTTGTCGGGGAACCAGTCGATCTTGCCTGCGCTGGTGTTGATGGCCTTGGCCAGGATGGCGTGTTGGGCCGGGGTCAGGTTGGTGGTGGTCATGGGCTGCTCCTTCGGGGGTGGTGGATGACGATGTGATGAACGCGCTGTCTGGGACTGAAGCCAAGCGCTTTCTGCTTGGCTTCGTCGGTTTCCGATCAGTCCTTGGCGATTTCCTCTTCCGAGGCCTTCGGGCTCGATGCGCCAAATTTGACGCCCGCCTTGAAGGCCGCTTCCAACGCGTCCTTGAGGCACCACACCGCCGTGTCGTGGAAGTCGAGGCTGTCGGCGTTGCGGGTTTGCAGGGTTTCGATGCCTAGATGCTTCTGGGCGATGAGGGTGAGGATGGGGTCGATCTGGCTCATGGCGTTTTCCTTTCGGGGTTGGTTGGCGTGACGTGATGAACGCGCTGTTCCCGATGGAAGCCAAGCTCAATCTGCGGACATGACGAACAAATGATTGAAGGTGACGATGGGACTTTCCATTCGCGCCTACGCGCGCCACCGTGGCGTGTCGCACGTGGCAGTGAAGAAGGCCATCGACACCGGGCGGATCACACCGCTGCCAGACGGCACGATTGATCCGGATACCGCCGACGCGCAGTGGGCACAAAACACATTGCAACCTCGCAAGGCGGCAGCGCCGGAGAAGGTCAGCCCCGAGAAGCCGCGCGTACTGCCCGAGCGTGAGGTGCCCGAACCCGGCACCCCTCCGTTGTCGACGGGCGGTACATCGCTGCTGCAGGCACGCACCGTCAACGAAGTGCTCAAAGCCCAGCTCAACAAGGTGGAGCTAGCGCACCGCAAGAAGGAACTGGTGGATCGGGCGCAGGCCGTGGCCCACGTGTTCAAACTCGCGCGCATCGAGCGCGACGCGTGGTTGAACTGGCCCGCGCGTATCTCCGGGCAGATGGCATCCGCGCTCGGTGTCGATGCGCACCAGATGCACGTGACCCTGGAGGCTGCCGTGCGCGAGCACCTGATTGAGCTGGGCGAGCTGCGCCCGCGCGTGGATTGATGACGATGGACTACGAAGGCGCGCAGGAGATCGAACGGGCGTGGCGCGACGGGCTTACTCCCGACCCGCTGCTCACGGTATCGGAATGGTCGGATCGCCACCGGATGCTCTCCAGCAAGGCGTCTGCCGAGCCGGGGCGCTGGCGCACCAGTCGCACGCCGTACCTGAAGGCCATCATGGACTGCCTGTCGCCGACCTCGCCGGTCGAGCGTGTGGTGTTCATGAAAGCAGCGCAGCTTGGTGCGACCGAGATGGGGTCGAACTGGATCGGCTACGTCATCCACCACGCGCCGGGCCCGATGATGGCGGTCTGGCCAACGGTGGAGATGGCCAAGCGCAACTCCAAGCAGCGGATCGACCCGCTGATCGAGGAATCGTCCGCCTTGGCCGAACTGATCGCCCCGGCGCGCTCGCGCGACTCGGGCAACACCATTTTGGCCAAGGAGTTCCGGGGCGGCGTGCTGGTAATGACCGGGGCGAACAGCGCGGTAGGCTTGCGCTCGATGCCGGTGCGCTACCTGTTCCTCGACGAGGTTGACGGCTATCCGCTGGACGTCGAGGGTGAAGGCGATGCGATCTCGCTGGCCGAGGCGCGCACGCGCACCTTTGCCCGGCGCAAGATCTTCATCGTGTCGACGCCGACGATTTCTGGCGCCTCGGCCATCGAGCGCGAGTACGAGGCCAGCGACCAGCGCCGCTACTTCGTGCCATGCCCGCACTGCAACCACCCGCAATGGTTGCGCTTCGAGCAACTGCGCTGGGACAAGGGGCAGCCGGAAACCGCCGCCTACATCTGCGAATCGTGCGACACCGCGATTTCCGAGCATCACAAGACGTGGATGCTGGAGCGTGGCGAATGGCGTTCGATGGCACAGGGCAAAACGGCAGGCTTTCACCTGTCGTCACTGTACAGCCCGGTGGGCTGGCGCTCCTGGCGTGACATCGCTGCCGCGTGGGAAGCCGCCGTCAACAAGGAGTCGGGATCGGCCGCCGCGATCAAGACTTTCAAGAACACCGAGCTGGGCGAGACCTGGGTTGAGGAAGGCGAAGCGCCCGATTGGCAACGGCTGGTCGAGCGCCGCGAGGACTACTCCGTGGGCACCGTGCCACTGGGCGGCCTGCTGTTGGTGGGGGCTGCCGACGTCCAGAAGGATCGCATCGAGGCCTCGATCTGGGCCTTTGGGCGGGGCAAGGAGTCCTGGCTCATCGAGCACCGAGTCCTGATGGGCGATACCGCACGGGACGCGGTGTGGAAGGCGCTGACCGCGATGCTGGGCGAGAACTGGACGCACGCCTCGGGGGTGGCGATGCCACTGGCGCGCTTCGCGCTGGACACCGGCTTTGCCACGCAGGAGGCTTACGCCTTCGTGCGAGCCTGCCACGATCCGCGCGTAATGGCGGTCAAGGGCGTGCCGCGCGGTGCCGCACTGATCGGCACACCGACAGCCATCGATGTGTCGCAGGGTGGCAAGAAACTGCGCCGAGGCATCAAGGTGTTCACGGTGGCGGTTGGGATCGCCAAGCTGGAGTTCTACAACAACCTGCGCAAGAGCGCGGATGTGGGCGAGGACGGCTCGACTCCGGTGTTTCCAGTCGGGTTCGTCCATTTGCCCAAGATCGACGCCGAGTTCATCCAGCAGCTCTGCGCAGAGCAACTGATCACCCGCCGCGACCGCAACGGTTTCCCGGTGCGCGAGTGGCAAAAGATGCGAGAGCGCAACGAAGCGCTCGACTGCTACGTCTACGCCCGCGCGGCCGCATCGGCGGCGGGGTTGGATCGCTTCGAGGAACGCCACTGGCGGGAGTTGGAGCGGCAACTTGGGGTAGCCCCCCCACCGGATGCGCCACCGCCCATCCACGACATCGAGTTGAACGAGGCCACCCCAAGCGGTGGCCTCGCTGCTTCTGGAACTCGCAATACCGGTCGACGCGTCATCCGAAGCCGTTGGCTTCGCTGATGGCCGTCGCCTTCAAACCAAGGAGAACAAATGAGTCTTGCCACCCGTGTCGAGAGCCTGGTCATCCGGGTCGCCCAGGAGTTCAACGACGTCCGGGCGACGGCGGGAAACCTAGCCAGCCTGTCCACCACCGACAAGTCGAGTCTGGTCGCGGCGATCAACGAACTGAAGGCGGCGGTGCTCTCCGCAACCGCCATCGACGACAACCAGATCGCCACCTCCACCACCTACTCGTCGAACAAGATCGTGTCGCTGCTCGACGCGCTCAAGGCCGACATCCTCGGTGGAGCAGACGCCGCCTACGACACCCTGGTGGAGATCCAGCAGTTGCTGCAGAACGGCACCACGGGCCTGGACGCGCTCCTGGCTGCCGTCAATCTGCGGGTGCGGTTCGACGCGGCGCAAACCCTGACCGTTGCCGAACAGCTGCAGGCGCGCACCAACATTGGTGCGGTTGCGGCTGCCGATGTCGGCAACACCGACACCGACTTCGTCGTGATCTTCGACGGCGCGCTGGCCTGATGAGCCTCGCGTCTGGCATCGCCGCCCTGGCGGCGCGCATTGGCTTTGAGGTCAAGACCAAGATCGACGCCACGCACCCTGGTCTCGCTCGGGTGTGGGTGAGTTTTGGCTACGTGGCCGGTCAGGTCGTGATCGGAAGTGCCCACAACGTGGCCAGCGTCGTGCGCACGGCAGCGGGCCGCTACCGCGTGCATTTCGCAGTGGCGATGCCGGATGCGAACTACTGCTGGACGGCGCTCGCACGCAGCAGCAGCAACAGCGGCCAGCAGCGTGTGGCCGTCGTTCGCGCCAGCTCCGACCTGAAAACGGCCCAGTACGTCGACATCTCCTGCGCGACGACAGCAACGTCGTTCGACGACTCGTCCGAAATCAATCTTTTGGTGTACCGCTGATGGCCTACACAGAAATCCAACTTCAGGCCTTGGAGAGCGCGCTCGCCAAGGGCGAACGGCGCGTGACCTTTGCCGACAAGACCGTCGAGTACCGATCTGTCGACGAATTGATGGCCGCCATCCGCGAAGTCAGGCGGGGCCTGCTTCAGCAGGCGGCTGAGACCGGGCTGCTGCCCGGCGCGCCACGCCAGATTCGCGTCACCACGCGCAAGGGGTTCTGAGATGGCGTGGTTCTCCCAAACGGTGCGCCGGTTGTTCGGTGCCTCGCCAGTACACGAAGCCGCAGGTCGTGGCCGTCGCTCGCTGGCTTGGATGCCCGGCAACCCGGGCGCGGTTGCGGCGATGTTGACAACCAACGCCGAGTTGCGCGGCAAGAGCCGTGACCTCGTCCGCCGCAATGCTTGGGCGCAGGCCGGTATCGAAGCCTTCGTGGCCAACGCGGTCGGCACCGGCATCAAGCCGCAGAGCCTGTCTGGCGACGAACGGTTCAAGGCCGAGGTGCAAGCACTGTGGCGCGATTGGGTTGAGGAAGCAGACGCGGCGGGACAGACCGACTTCTATGGCCTGCAGGCCCTGGCGTGTCGGGCGATGCTCGAAGGTGGCGAATGCCTGATTCGCCTGCGGCCACGCCGTCCGGAGGATGGCCTGTCGGTGCCCCTGCAACTCCAGTTGCTGGAGCCCGAGCACCTGCCCATCAACCTGAACACCGATCTGCCGTCCGGCAACGTCGTGCGCTCCGGCATCGAGTTCGACAACCTTGGGCGGCGCGTGGCCTACCACCTGTACCGCTCGCACCCGGAGGACGGGCGACTGGCTCCGATGTCGGGCCAGGGCGGGATGGACACGGTGCGCATCGACGCCAAGGAGATCATTCACCTGTTCCGCGTGCAGCGCCCAGGCCAGATCCGGGGCGAGCCTTGGTTGTCACGGGCCCTGGTCAAGCTCAACGAGCTCGACCAGTACGACGACGCTGAGCTGGTGCGCAAGAAGACCGCCGCGATGTTCGCGGGTTTC